TGGGAACCCAAATGAAAATTTGAGAGAGAAATAAAAATGTTTCTGAAATAGATTTGACTACAGTTGTTCCTTCTGTTGCAACATCTATTGGTGGTTTAGCAGGTTATTTTGAATGGGGTCCAGTAGATCAAGTTTCTATTATAACTAGTGAAAATGATTTGGTACAAACATTCGGTAAACCATCACAAAATAACTTTACTACATTTTTTACTGCATCAAATTTTCTATCTTATTCACAAGATTTAAGAGTTGTACGTTCAATTGGCTCAAATTCTCGTACAGCAACATCAAACACTTCAGCTTCAGTCTTGATAAAAAATGAAAATGCATATACATCCACTTATTCATCAGGAAATACTTCAATTACATTTTATGCAAAATATCCTGGTGCATTAGGTAATAATGTAGAAATTCATATGTGTGACTCCAATACTTATAGTAATTGGGCATATAAAGACTATTTTGATTCTGCTCCTAGCACTTCTGATTATGCATCCACTAGAAGTACTGCAAATGACGAAGTACATATTATTATAGTTGATGGTAGAGGTAAATTTTCAGGTATTGCTGGTACTATATTGGAAAAATATGCTTTTGCATCTAAAGCAGGTGATGCAAAAACTTTTGATGGTACAAGTAATTATTATAAAGATGTTGTTAATAGAAAATCTCGATATGTTTGGTGGGCAGGTCATCCCATAAATAGTAATTGGGGAATATCTGCACCATTAGTTGCCGCTAATAATAGTGCAAACACATATGCAACATTATCAAGTAATGTAGCAGTAATATTAAGAGGTGGTATAGATGATATTCCTAGCATTGGCGATAAAATAATTTCATATGATGTCTTTAGAAACGCTGAAACAGAAGATATTAATTTCCTTATAGGTGGAGATAATACTTCTAATGTAGCAGTCGCTAATGCTCTAGTTGATATAGCAGAATTTAGAAAAGATTGTATTGTATTTGTATCTCCACCCCTAGATGATGCAGTTGATAATCCAGGTGATGAAGCAGACTCTATTGTTGCAAGCACAGATCTTATTACAAGAAGTTCATATTGCTTTGTTGATTCTGGTTGGAAATATCAATATGACAAATATAATGATGTATATCGTTGGATACCATTAAATGGTGATATTGCTGGTTTGTGTGCAAGAACTGATAATGATCGTGATCCTTGGTATTCACCAGCAGGCTTAACTCGCGGAGTTATTAAAAATGCTGTAAAACTTGCTTGGAATCCAGCAAGAGCAGAACGAGATGTACTATATAAAAACGGTATTAATCCTGTAGTTTCATTTCTTGGTGAAGGCATAATTCTTTTTGGTGATAAGACATTCCAAAATCGCCCATCTGCATTTGATCGTATAAATGTTCGTAGATTGTTTATTACTCTAGAAAAGGCAATTGCAAAAGCAGCACGTTCAACACTGTTTGAATTTAATGATGAATTTACTAGAGCTGGATTCGTGAATCTAGTAGAACCATTTTTGAGAGAAGTTAAGGGTCGTCGTGGTATATATGATTACCGTGTTGTTTGTGATTCTACAAACAATACTCCAGAAGTAATTGATCAAAATCAATTTGTGGGTGATATTTACATTAAACCTGCTCGTTCAGTAAACTTCATTCAATTAAACTTCGTAGCTGTTAGAACAGGTGTAACATTTGATGAAATAGTGGGCAAGTTTTAATCAGTCAAACATATAAAAAATAAGGAGAGATACAAATGCCGTTTTCAGTAAATGAATTTCGCTCACAAATGACAGGTGATGGCGCTCGTCAAAATTTATTTGATGTATCAATGCCATTCCCTGCTTTTTCTTTACCCAATACAGCAAATAGAAAATTAACATTCATGTGCAAAAGTGCCAGCTTGCCAGCTTCAACTGTAGGTTCTGTTACTGTTCCATATTTTGGACGCGAATTAAAATTTGCAGGTAATAGAACTTTTGCAGATTGGTCGGTAACTGTAATTAATGATGAAGATTTTACAGTTCGTAATGCTTTTGAGCGTTGGATGAATGGTATAAATAGTCATGCTTTCAATAGACGTAATCCTGCGGCTCTAAATCCAATCAGTTATACAGTAGATGCTATCGTTTCGCAATATGCAAAAGATGGAAATATTGCTAAACAGTACACATTCGTTGGTATTTTTCCAACTGATGTATCAACAATTGATGTGGATTGGGGTACAAATGATTCTATTGAAGAATTTACTGTAACCTTCAGTTATCAATGGTGGGAAGCAGCAAAAGATTTGGTTATTTAAATTTTTTATTAAAATATGATAAAATTATTTGGTTTTACTTTTGGTGACAAAGATATTTCTCAGGTACAAAAACCTGAGAAATCATCTTTTACTGCTCCAAATAGCACACTTGATGATGGTGCAGTTACTATCACTCAAAATGCTCATTTTGGAACATATGTTGATTTAGAAGGTTCAGTTCGTAATGAACTAGAACTAATAACTCGTTATCGTGAAATGTCAAATCATCCTGAATGTGATATGGCAATAAATGAAATTGTTAATGAATCTATTACTCATGATACTGATGGTAGTGTTGTTGATATTATTTTAGAAAATTTAAAACAACCTGAAACAATTAAGAAAAAAATTATTGAAGAATTTAAAACTATTTGTAAAATTTTAAATTTCAATAATATGGCAGATGATTTATTTAAGCGTTGGTATATTGATGGTAGAATTTATTTTCATATTATAGTTGATGAAAGTAAATCTAAAGAAGGTATTCAAGAACTTAGATATATTGATCCGAGAAAAATTCGTAAAGTTCGTGAAATAAAGAAAGCACGTGATAGTA